GACCGCGTGCGATATGCTGTCGCACGGTGGACACAGAACAGCGAAGTCGATCTGCAACCTCGCGCATGGTCAAAATCCGACCCGCGTTAGACATGTTTTTTCCCTCGGCAAAAACCTGGCGGGGCTACCGGGGAGCATCGCAAAAATATGCACTTGAACAAACAATAAGTCAAGAGCTGACCAAAGGTGTCAAAACGGCAAGCAAAATCCCGTTGTCATCGAAATCGCCATTTATGAAAGAGTCAACTATGTGGGAAATACGGTATGTAGACAGGCAAGGACAAGATCGTGTGACACTGGTGGAGTCAGCAGACAGAGCGTTTGCAATGGGTCGCGACATGGCCGCAAGAGGCAAGCGGCCAAGAGTGCGACAGTGCAAAACGGATGTGTTACTGGCCGATCCAGAGTGTCAGGAAATCGTATTGCTGATGCGACGAGTCAGCGTGCGAGATGCGGCAATCTTTGCTCTGCGTTGGGCTCGGCACGATCGCACAGCAGGGTGCCTGCTGTGGCCGAGCGGTGAAGAAATGCCCTCGAACTGGAAGGTGTCAAAAGACTCCTAGTTTCCAGGTTTCTTTTTTTGTCTGGCTTTCGCAAGCGTTTCTTTTGCTGCTGCGACAGTTGGCTTGCGTGCAGTCGCCGATCGCGGTTTGGGTTGTCCAACCGGAACGGGTTTTCCAAGCTGCGCTGCACGGCGATGCTCATCCGCTCTTGCGACGAACCGCTGCAATGCCGTTACCGATGTAACTGCAGAACGCAAGTTATACAAAGCGATTACTTGACCTTCTTGCTCCATCGCGACTTTCGCAGCCAACTCCAGCTTTGCCGCAAATTCTTTCAGGTCAGCCGCTAACGCAGAAAGCTGCTGTGCTGTGACCGCTTCCGTTTTTTTTGGTTCAGGTGTTCCGCCCATGCAAAAAATGTAACCATTTTGAAAAAATTTTCCAAGCTTCAACTGGTTACGCCACAAGCATTTCCGGCGCAATCAAGGCGCAATCGCTAACGGATGCTGTTGCAATCACTAGTGAACGCCGATACAGTCTTTCATCATGGTTACTCATTTGGACAAGTCAAGCAAAACACGGTTCGGCGCAGAGTACATGTTGCTTTGGCGAGTTTCCAAGTCTCTCGGCTGGAGCGTGATCAATCGCGCGATCAACGGAGACGAGAAAGCTCTTGATCGATTGGAGCGATTTGCTTGGAAGGGGAAAAAACGCCCTGCTTTGGTTCAGTGGGTAGCGAAACAACGAAACAAGTAGTTCCTGGCGGGGCTACCGTCGCTCGGTCTGCATGGTGCAGGCCGGGCGTTTTTTAGTTTACGAAAAAGGAGCAGCCTAAATGTTGGTTTTGTCAAGGAAGAACGGCGAGTCGATCAAGCTTGGACCGGACGCAAGTGTCCGTGTCGTGGAGATCTCTGGAAACCGAGTGCAGCTTGGTATTGAGGCACCTCGAGCGATGCGGGTGCTGCGTGGCGAAATGGTCGTCAAAACGGAGGTGACGGTGACGGAGGAGGTGATTGATCCGCCTCACGCAAGAGAGGCCGAGGAATTGTCGTATTGCTTGAAGCTGATATTGGGCTGCATGCAGTATTCGACCAGCGTGGACTGCGTAGACATCGTCAACGTTCCTACGGATTGGACGAAGCGAGCTATGGAGGCGATTGCGAAGCACGAAGGTGTTGCGCGATGAATGACGATGAGTTTGCAGAGGTTCCGATCATTCAGTTTGTTGTGTCAGGATTGATTGTGTGGTGCTCGATCCTGGCGTTGGCAGCGTGGATGCTCGGGTTTTTGTAATGGCAACGAGGGTAGTTTAATCCAGGCAAAACAGCGGCTATCGGGCGAGCCGCGTTGCAGGTTCAACTCCTGCTCCTCGTTTTGGTTTGTTATCGATACGTGTTAGTGATGGGAGTTGTCATTTATGAGCATTGTGGAAGTTCTCGAAAAGCTAACGTCAGTGGATCCAAACGTGGACTACCATTCGCGGCCTGAATTGTCGTCTTCTGAAGTTGCGATGTATTTGCGGGATCCGCTGGAGTGGTGGGGCAGCTACAAAGCGGACCCACGTTGGAAAAAGGAAGTTTCGCCAGCCATGGAGTTTGGCACTGCTGTTCATCTTTGCGCGGAACGAGGTGGATGGGACGGGTTGGCGATGGAGATTCCTGCCAACGTCCTGAACGACGACGGCCATTGCAAGGGCAAGGCTTGGACGGCGTGGAAGGCGGCGAATGAGGCTCTTGTTTATTTCAAGCCGGGAGAACGCAATCCGTTGGCTGAGATATGGAACCACTTGCAATCCAATACGTTTTGCAGAACTTCGCTGGATGTTGCTCGGGCTGAAGGCGGACTGGAAAAGGTTCACGTTTGGGATGACGATTATCTCGGCCCATGCCGGATGAAAGCGGACTGTATTGCCGGTCCATTGCTTATTGACTGGAAGACGACCAACAAAACCGACACGAGAAGCTTTGCCAACGATGCGGCGGGCATGGGCTATGACGTTCGTCTTTCGTTGTATCGGCGCGGATACCGCAATCTGTTCGGTGCCGATCCAGAAATTTATGTTGTCGCGATCCGTTCATCTGGAAGCTATCGAGTCACACCTTATCGCATACCCGACACTTGGCTGGACGACGCAGAGGCGCGTTTGGTCATGCTCGTCGATGAAATGAATCATTTCGACTTGGCGTCATTTCTTGACGCTAAGCCGGTTGAGTTGCCGCAACCCCGTTTCGCAAAGTTGGATTTGGAGGATTTTACATGAGCCAGGAATTGATTACTCGAGACAACCAAGTGGTGGGCACGGCTATTGCAATGCCGACCGCAACGCCAGATCACGCAATTGCATTGGCTGCTGCGGTTCTGGACAAGCGGATCACCACGGCAAGGCAATGGCCACGGTCGGTGTCGCGATTTAAGCAGGAGGCGATTGCTCTACTGCAGGACGACATTGAAACCGCTCGCAGTGCTGAGTATCGCAAGCCGGTGGGAGACGGGTCTGTCACTGGTCCGTCCGTTCGGCTCGCTGAGATCGCTTGCATGTGTTGGGGCAACATCGAAGTCGAAATTGGTGAGCCAGTCATCACCGAGACTTCGGTGACGGTTCACGCGACCGCATGGGATCTCGAGCGGAATGTGCGGGTTCCCGGTATTTCGTCTACGTCGATCGTTCAAAAGAACGGCAAACGATACGCACAGCACATGATCGAGAACGCAATCATGGCGACAGCATCCAAGGCTCGTCGCAATGCAATCCAAGCTGCGATTCCTAGAGCGTACATCAACGACCTGCTGGAGGCTGCGAGGAAAGTAGCCAACAGCAACGTCAAGTCGGTCGAGCAGACTCGCAAGGATATGCTTGAACACTTTGCACGTACGTATCGAGTCACACCTGAGCAGGTGTTTGCTTACCTCGATGTGGAGGGAGTAGACGACATCGGGCTGGCGCACATCGATGAGTTGCGTCTCGTCTCCACGGCGCTCAAAGAAGGAGAGCCGATCGAGGAGTATTTTGGGCCGATCAAGACTAAGGCCGAGATGGTCAAGGAAAAGATCGCGGAGCGGCGAGGTGGAACTGACACGGCGACATCAAAGCAAGTTGAAAAACACGCTGCTACTGGCGGTCTAACCGATGCGGAGAAGGCAGCAATTCTTAAAGCAGAAGCAGCTGAAGCTGGGAGGAAGCAATGAGCACAATCGAGATCAAGGACATCGGGCCAGTAGAACACGTTTCAATTCCAATTCCAGAAGGTGGGGGCGTTTGCGTCCTGCGTGGTCGGAATGGGATTGGAAAAACAAACACCCTCCAGGCAGTCGAAACGATTGCAACGGGCAAGGGTTCGCTATCGGTTCGCGACGGGGCTTTGCGAGGCGAAGTGTCGGGATGGGGAGCTAAGGTTACGGTCGGTCGATCGACCCGCCGAACCGGAGAGCTGGAAGTCTACACTCTTGAGGGCAAGCTTTCCATTGCCGACCTAGTGGATCCAGGCTTGAAGTCCAACGAGGCAGCAGACGCTCGCAGGATTCGGGCGCTTGCATCGTTGACTGCAGACAAGGTAGACCCATCTAGGTTCTTTGAATTGCTTGGTGGAAAGGACGCTTTCTTGGGGATCGTTTCTCCCTCGGCTATGGAGGGCGACGACTGGGTTGCGGTCGCCGACAAGATCAAGCGCGACATCGAGCGCGAAGCTCGCAAGGAAGAGGCTCTTGCCGAACACGCCGATGGGATTGCCGTTGGTCTACTTAACGGGGAGCAGTTCGACCCAGAGCAAGAGATTCCCAGTCTTGATGTGCTCAGAAAGGAGCAACAGAACCATGCGGCGAATCTGGCTGCGATGCAGGCCAAGAAGGAATCCGCCGACAAGCAACTACAGAGACAGGAGGAGGCTAGGCGGGTGGTCGCCGAGCAATCCAGCGACACAAACGAGCGAGTGGAATTATTGCACGCAGAAAAGGAGGCTCGATGGGCATCGTTGCGGCAATTGTCTGACCAGCATGATGCGATTGCCGAGGAGATTCGTGTGCTCGAAGCGAAGATTCAGCAATTATTGCCAAACATCGAAATCGCAAGACGCGATCACGAACACTCCGAGCAACAGCTAGCGTCAGCGATCAGGGAGCGAGAAGACCTAGCAGCCCTGCAGAAGATCATCGACACGCCCATCGATGCCCCAAGCAGCGAGGAAATTGCATCTGTTGAATTGGCTCTCACCTTTGCCGAATCCGCCATTGAGAAAGCGGTTAAGCAAACGGAGCAGCGGCGGCGTCACCAAGATGCGATTCGGCACAAATCCCTGGCGGAAAAGCACCGCAGCGTTGCGGAACGGCTTCGAGATGCGGCGAAATCGACTGATCAAGTGCTGACGGAACTGGTCGCGAAGACATGCAATGCCTTGCGAGTCGAACATGGTCGGTTGGTACTAACCACCAAGCGGGGCGCAACCTACTTTGCTGACTTGTCGCATGGAGAGCGGTGGAAGCTGGCAATCGACATTGCATTGGAGTTGCTTCCTGAGTGCGGCATTATCGTGATTCCGCAAGAGGCGTTCGAGTCTCTTGATCCAACCGCGAGGAAGATCATCAATCAGCACGCGAAAACCCGAGGAGTCGTGATCATCACAGCGGAGTCGTCTGACGATGAAGCACTGACAGCCGAGTTGTTCGATGAGGTGGTGTCATGAATGCATTCGAGGCGGCGCAAGAGCAGAGACTTCGCGATGCGATGACACGAACCAACGGCGACAGTCTTTGGGCCTGCATGTCTGTGATTCGTGATGCGGTCGCAAACTCTGAGGAGGCCGAAGCCAAGGTGCAGAGCATCTCCAAGGTCGTCGCGTCATGTGCGAAATCAATGGATCTGTACGCACTGGCTCGCGGGCTGGATGACAGCCAGCGATCAAAGGAACAAATTGCGAGGATCCGTCACCTGTGAACTTGTTCGACTGGGCTGAACAACGATCGCGAGATGGCGATCCGCAAACAGCGAAGCAATCAGACGCAGATATCAAGCACGTTCTCAATGTGCGATGCCTCCAATTTTTGGAAGGGCTCAAAGCGTTGGGAACGGCAACGGCTAACGAGGTCGCGTTGTCCGTGACCGGAGACAATCGCGGTATGCACGATTCGATTCGGAGACGGGCAAGCGACTTGGTTCGGCTCGGTCGGATTCGGCAAATTGGTGTTAGGGAGTGCGACGTGACCGGGAAACGGGTGGCGTTGTACGAGGTTGTTGATACTCGAAACGACGGACAGTAAGGGAACAACGGCAGTTGATGCCGTGACGGTCGATTGCACGACCGGAAGCGAGAAAAGCTATGGACTTTGATAGCCATGCAGCACTCGCTTCGTTCTTTGGTTGCCCGGCAGGGCGTAAAAAACCCTGCCGGGCTTTTATTACACGATGCAAGGCGGATAGGGAACACGGAATAATGGCGATACGAGCAGCAAGAATCGAAATCTTTGGGTTTGCAAAAGAGCGTCGTGACGCATGGAAGGAGCTTGCTGTCGCATGTCAACGCATGACAAACAGGCTTTGGCAAGTGTGGCTTTGCCATCACGCGAATAATGGATCGGCGGATAAGCTTCGATCGCATTTCGATGCATACAAAGCGTGGCAAGAAACAAAACGAGGCGATAAGCCGCAATGGCCATGCAAGGCAGTCGAAGAACCATTAACGAAATCAGCAGATGCAAGATCATTCTACCGGATTATGTCGGCAGAGTTTTCAAGCGTTAATGTCCGAACGCGCGGACTGTTGACCAATGCTTGGCAGAGCAAGGTTAATACACGGAAGGCCGCTTCTGGGTCACTCCCTGGGTGGGTTTCAATTCTTTTTGGAAACGAGTCATTACCCTCGTTCACGCGACCGCAACCGATCCCCTTCGACCGCGACAACGCCAAGCTGTTCAAGCAAGGCGACAAGTACATTTGCGAGCTTCGCATTGAGAGACTTGCTGACGGGAAGAGTGTCGTTGAGCCGTGCGAATTGATGTTGGCAAAAAGAAAGTGTGCGTCCGTCCGATCCACTGTCGAAAAAATTATCGCTGGCGAATACGCATGGAAGGGGTCTTCGCTGATCTATGATCGCGGGAAATGGTTTGTCTCTATCGCTTACGAAATGCCGAACAAGGTCCGCGAGAAGTTGAGCGCCGACCGAGTGTTGTATGTGCGTCCTGCGAAAACAGGTCCGTGGCGAGTCGCAATCAATGGACGTGGGTCGTGGCGGTTCGGTGGCAATGGCGCTCACGTAGAACACGCGCGACGAGCCATTATCAGAGAACGAAATAGTCGCAAGACACACTATCGATGGTCTGGATCGAATCAGAAAGGTCACGGACGCAGGCGGGCGGATGCGGTGTGGACGAAACTTTCAAGTAGATGGAAGGATTTTACCAAGAGGTACAACAACGAAGTCTCAAAGCAGGTTGTTAACCTTGCTATACGTGAGGGATGTGGTCGCATTGTGTATCTTCAACCCAGGGACGAAAACAGAGAGGGCCGGTACTTATCGACTGTTGGCAATGACAGGATATCGGCAATGAGTTGGGACTACTTTCAGTTCGGAACCATGTTAGCGTCGAAGTGTGAATCGGAGGGTATTGAGTATGGCAAAAAGCCGAAGCCGCCAAAGAAGCCCAAGGCTACCACCAACGGCGTGCGTGGCGTGCGGAAAGTTAGTGATCCAAAGCGTGGAGATGCAGCGTAAGCGGCGGCTCCCAGTTTGTAAGTGTTGTGTTGTTTATCGAACGTTTTACGAGGAGTTACAAAATGGCAAGAGCAAAAAAATGGGAACTCAAAATGCACGAAGCGAGGGAGTTGCGCAAGAAGGGTAGCGAGTTGCTATTCGACAGAGTCGCTCTCCTGTCGGATTGCTACGAAGACGAGGACTTTCGGGCATGGCACGCAGAGCACGGAACCAATGAACTCGATTTCCTAGATGAGGAGTTGAGCGATACTGCTGCATCGTTTTTGACATTACACGCAGTTTTAAAAGCGCATCCAGATCGCAATGACTGGACAAGGCACAACATCCGAGACCTCATCGCTGAGACGATAGAAATGGATAAGAAGCCGCGAGAGCGTCTTGTGCCTTCGTGGAAGGAAAAGTGTATCGCCGCTGAGAAGGAATGCGAGCGGCTACGTGTCGAGAACACAAGCCTCAAAGAGACGTTGAGCTTATGTGTGGGAGCCAGGGTCTAACTCTAGCCTCTCGCGAAAGGTGATTTGAACCCTGCGTTTTCGTTTATGGAAACGTAGGGCTATAGCAGTGAAGTTAAGAAACAAAGAACGATGCAAGGGGCACAAAGACCTCGTCAGTCGCTCGCTTCATCTTGACCGCAGTGAAGTTAATAAACAAAGAACGATGCAAGCAACAGCCCATTCGAGTAACTCCACCTTGTCTTCACACCGCAGTGAAGTTAATAAACAAAGAACGATGCAAGTAGACTGTAGACGGCTAATTCGGGATAAATTGCTGGACCGCAATGAAGTTAAGAAACAAAGAACGATGCAAGACTGGCTTCTCGCTTTTCATCGCGTGACGATCAGTACCGCAGTGAAGTTAATAAACAAAGAACGATGCAAGAGGCTGATCCCCGAAAACCGGAAACCTGAACCACCGCAGTGAAGTTAATAAACAAAGAACGATGCAAGGTGACAAGTGCAGACATTTCATTTTGGGGGTTGAATGACCGCAGTGAACTCAACAACCAAAAAACGATGCAAGGTTAGAGCGCAACTTCTGTAAAGTGGACGCTGACACAGCAGCGGATTAAAAGACCAAAGAGCGATGCAGAGGAGGTGAGTAGATGAGCAGACGAAAGGAACAGACCTTCGCGAATTTAACAACCAAAAAACGATGCAAGAACCGAGGTTACAACGATTGTGCTGGGAATCCGCCGAAACCGCAGTGAATTTAAGGACCAAAGAACGATGCAATCCACCGGCGTTACTACCAAAGAAAGACGCAAGACGCAGACCATACCGTAGCGAAGAACTAAAACACGATGCAAAACACACAACACGGAGGTGCCGCATGGCACGGACGCCACTTTTACTTTTCGTTTCAGCTTGCTTCGGAAACGACGTTGACATCGCCGAGCAACACTCGATGGACATGCTGGAGTTGAACACGGTGTACGATCGCGAGTGTAAGCCGGTGTTTGTCCAAGTGATCGCGTGGCGGTACATGGATGAGGACAACGGCAAGCGGCACAACTGGGGGTGGCGAATGGTTTCCACGCAGCAGGATCTGCCTGTTCGCTGCGGTGGAAGCTGGACGGTAACGGTCTACGAGGCAAGCCGTGTTGTTAAGGTAACAGCGCCTTATCTTAGGCGATCTTGGACCCAAACGGATCCAGAGCGCGAGGATACTCGGGACTGGTGGCGAGGTGAGGCACCGAACGTTTTTCAGAGTCAATCACTTGAAGTTCGGTAGGAAGGACGCAAATGGCCAAGCGATTCACCGAGACGCTGAAATGGGACGATAAGTGGTTTCGCTCTTTGCGACCGGAGTACAAGTTGGCTTGGATGTACATGCTCGATAAATGCGATGCAGCGGGAGTGCTTGAAATAGACGAGGATTTGGCCAACTTTCAAATTGGTGTCGCGGTCGACTGGGGGGATTTCTGCAAGGCGTGCGACACTCGGCTCATATCCTTGGCGGGCGGTAAAAAATGGTGCGTAGTTAAGTTCATCGAATATCAGTACGGAAAAATTTCCGAGTCTTGCCGAGCGCACAATCCAGTGTTTGCCTTGCTTCGCAAGCATGGGCTCTTAGAACGGCAACCAAACGAAAAACCCAAAGCAAAAAAGCCAAAAGAAAGTGCTGGAGAAGCGTCCGTCAAAAAGTATTCCGAAGAGTTTGAGGCGTTTTGGAATGCGTACCCACAAGTGCGGCGAGTGAATAAAGCAGAGGCTGCGAAGGCTTGGCAAAAAGCGGTCAAACTCGTCTCGGCTGAGGTACTGATTGAATCGGCGAGGGAATACGGCGAAAGTCCGCTAGGCTCTGGCGAGTTTTCCTGCATGCCCGCAACGTTTTTGAATCGCAAAAGGTGGGAAGACGATCGTGCAGCATGGCAGCGATCAGACCAGAAGAAGACCTTCGCGCAGATTCGGGACGAAAACACCGACTCAGCAGGCGAGAGATTTGAGGAGCGTTGGCGGAACAGCATGGGATTACTGGAGGGGCTGGAATGAACATCAAAGATTTTCGTACCACGATCGCCGCGCTCCACAAAGCGTTCGGCGTTGAAGCAACGGAAGCCTCATACGACGGCTACCTGATGGGGCTGGCGGATTTGAGTGTTGACGACCTTCAGAGAGCGGTGTTGCTGGCGATCAGGGAGCGGAGCGTGCTGCCCAAGCCTTACGACCTTCGAAAGCTGGTCGGAAAGTCTACATCGGCAGAAGATCGCTCTGTAGCCGCCTGGAATGACGTACAGCGAGCGCTGAGGCATGGATGCTACAAAACCATCGACTTTCAGGACAAGGTCTGTAACGCCGTTATGCGCAATTTGGGAGGTTGGCCGAATTTCTGCTCTCGTTTCTCCGGCGCGGAGGAAGAAAAGTGGGTGCGGCAGGAATTTCTGAAAGCGTACCAGTCGTTTGCGGCATCTGGGATTTCTACGGAATTGGCCAAGCCAGTCCCTGGGTTGTCTGAGGAGGAGGTCGTAGACGGCAAACTTGTTGCGCCGGTGCCGAGATTGATTCGGTGCGAACCGGAGCGAGCCAAGTTGTCCGAGCAGTCCGTTCGGTCAATTGGCGTATCCTCATCAATCGTGAAACTGATTGGAGAGTCAGGTGGATGATGAGCACATCATTGAAATTGTCATCGAACGCGCCGCAATGAGGCAATTTGATGGCGGTGCAGATGCAGATACCGCATTCAAGCTAGCTTTTTACGAAATCAAACGGCTGCACAATATCACACGGATGCCGGAAATTCTGTGCGAGGAGATGAGAGCGGTTATGGAAAGGCTGTTGAAATGATTATCGGGATCGATCCTGGGCCAAGTGAACATGCGTTGGTATGGTTCGATGGAGTTCGTGTGGTTCGATGCGAAAATCTCCACACGGAAAACGCAATCGAAGCGATCACCGGACAAACGTGCTTTCCAATTGCCTGCGAGATCGTCGAATGTTTCGGAATGCCAGTTGGTCGTGAGGTGTTCCAAACGGTGTTGCAGATCGGGAGGCTGCATCAGGTCGCTAGTTGGATGCGGCTAATCCCCAGACGCGACATCAAATTGCACCTGTGCGGTACAGCTCGCGCAAAAGATCCAAATGTAAGACAAGCGTTGATAGATAAGGTTGGCGCTGTCGGAACGAAGCGTGATCCAGGCCCGTGTTATGGTGTTTCCAATCACTTGTGGTCTGCGCTGGCTGTCGCGGTTACTGCGTTTGACAACGAAGCCACAAAGAACGAATGGAGAATCTAATGTATCAGTACAAATGCGCAATCCTAAAGGTAATCGACGGTGATACCGTTGACGTTGCGACCGATCTTGGATTTGACATCAGGCTCAACATGCGGGTGCGGTTGGCTGGCATTGATGCGCCGGAAATGAATACCGCAGAGGGCAAGGCGGCGCGTCTCTGGCTGATTGATGCGATGCCGGTGGAGAGTGAATGGACGCTGGAGACGGTCAAGGATCGGCGAGAGAAGTACGGTCGCTACCTGGGAGAATTTCGGCAGACCCAAGGCAAGACCATTAACCAGATGATCGTCGAAGCAGGTCACGCAATTGAAAAGCAGTGGTGAGAAAAGCCCACCCCCCCCGCGTAGGCTTGCGCCGCAGCTTGCTGAGGGCTGCACGAGGGGAGTGGAGGAGGCACATAGTGTAATCTGACTATTCGTCTTCATCGTCAAGTTCATCAGCATACTTGCCAGATCTGATTTCTTCTTCGTACTTTAGCAGGCGCTGCAGCTCCTCAGAATCGAAAGCATGATCTCCCATCGTGCCCAACAGTTGCTTGATAGCTGCCAAACGATCTTCTTCCGTGGCTAATTCCTCTGGCGTTTCGCAGCACCCATCGAATGTACATTCCATTTCATGCATCAGTAAGGCTGCGATCAGGACGTCGCGTTGCCATACATCCCCCAGGATATTGCGATAGGCATGTGCCCACTTTTCAGCCGACGCGATACGCCCGCTTGTTACCACTCCGTTTTCAATTCGCTCTTGCGTGATCCTGTAGATTGCTTTGCTCACATCCAGTCTCCTTCTCAAACTCAAAACTCACCGAAGGCTCACCGTTGACCCTCGTGACTACTACCCTGGCTCGTTGCCCAGCGCAACCGCAGGACAACACAATTGCGACCACCAAAATCCATTTTTTCACGATACTTCCTCCCCTGATTGTTTACCGTCCTCGATGATCTCGAAGCTAAGCCCTTCGATCAACAGCGAGCAAGTACCGTCGCCCGCCATCATCGTTCGCTTGCCGATGTACTGGTCGCGGATGCTATCCCAGTCAGGAAGATCCGTTCGTTCGGTCGTCCATGTCCCCCGGTTATCGGGATGGATTGCTTCGTATTCAGACAGTGTGATGGTTCTCACAGTGCAGCCTCGTGTTCGGGTGTCGCCCATGAGTATGCGTAGGCGATGGATAACTGGTGTTTCATTGTTTCTTCATGCCCACTTCCCATTGCTGCCATGCACTCGACATGATCCGCGCTGAGATAAGTATGCTTGTTCTTCGCAAGGTAGTGGCTTGCCTCTTGGAGTTTCCTCCAAACGTGTTCAGCTCCAGGCCAATCACCATCACCCTTGGGTAGTTCGGCTTGCCTCTGCTCAACTGGTGACGGTCCCATCGGCTTGATCGGCTGATTGTTTTCCCAGAATACACTTGCTGCCCTTGCCATAATAAATCTCCTTGTGGTGTTGTGTTCCTGCGACGTTGCAGGAATGCGCCCTGGCCAGACCAGAGCGCGATCCCGAAACGTAGCGTGGTTACAGTCCGATGCATTCGCCGTCCGCGCTCCAATGGATGCCATCAATCCATTTCGACTTGCCGCCGATCATGGCCGCGCGCTCGGCCTTGGTAAATGTCCCAAGGCATCGCGCAAGGTGCTCAACCGTATCGCGATAGTACGTTTGGGCACCATCAAGGACGATGCAACCCTCACCCTTAGCCCAAATCAATATTGAATTGTCGGCAAAGTAGTCAACTGAGTAGTTTTCATGGCTGACTCCATTCTGAGCATTGGCACCCAGAAACACGCGCCCTCCCGAGGGATCGAGCCTTAGCAGTCGTTCGGCCATCGTACGCGCTTCGCTTATTGCGGTTGCTGTGGTCATTGCTTTTCTCCTTGTTGTGGCGATTGTTCGTACTGTCCATTGCTAACGTAAACTTGCCGACCGAGATGAAATAAGAAACTCCCTGACTTCTTGAATTTGTCAGACTGTGGCAATTTGACAATTTGGCACAAATACCGACCTTCGCGTATCGTGTCAGTCACAACGACCTCCGCGCCGGTTAGTATCGTATCTGGGTCACTAATCACTAATCGCGTTCCTATCTTCATTTTAAGATCCTCCATTGTGGTTGTTGGATGTTGTGTTATGCCCGGCTACGTGCGAGCCGTCGCGCCAATATTCCGATGTAAGGCTTGGCTGTTGGGTCGTCCAATTGCAAAAGGTAATCCATACGGTAGCCCATGCTCGGATCCAGGTTGTGGCGCTGGCAAAACGCCAGTACGCCAGCTTCGCAGGCTCCTGCGGTCACTCTGTCTTGGAGACCGACGAATCGATCCAGGCGTTTGATCTCTCCCTCGTCGGTTCGGATCGCCTTCTTTTCCTCGAGCGCTCGGCACTCCTCGATACTAGCTCCATGCGATGCGCCAACGAGAAATCCGTGTACCCATCGGATGCGGTAGCGGTTCTTGCTGCTTTCGCTTTGCAACCAACTGGCGCGATTTCCTGCCCGACGAATTGTCCACACACCTTGTATGCGCTCGATCTTGCGCAGACTGAGCAGGTCGATTCTGATCGTCAAGTCGCCATGAGTTGCTTTGTACCGCGACGAAGTGGCGTATTCGCGAGTGTTGTCAACCCGCAGAAAAACCTCCCCGCCAATCTCAATCGTTTTCCACTCGCCCATAGAATAACCAGTGCTAAAATCCCTGAGGATTTGCCTGCCCTTTTCGCGCAGTCGCTCGAATGCGCGGACTCCCATTCCCCACTTCGCTTTGATCCGCTCGGCGCGCCGTCGCTTCATCGCGCGCAGGTAGCTTGCTGCGTCGGGCAGTGGCGATTCCAGTTTCAGATTCTGCAACGCCTTGGCCAACAACGAATCGAGGTACTTCCCCCGAAAATCCAACTTGTCCGCGAGCATGCGCTCGGCCTTGGTCTTGATAAGCTTTCTTGTCTTGGTCACCATCGTCATTTCTCCTTGCCCTTGCGGGGCAGCTAGAACACATAACACACCCGCAACGTCGCGGGGGATCGGGGCGAAAAGATCAGCCCCTCACCCTCGCAACGTCGCTACTCTTCGTGGCTCGGGTACACTACCACGCTCTTTCCGCATTGATCGCAGTTGCAATCGCCCTCCCAGATGCAGTCGATCGCTTCGAGTTTCCAACCGTCCCGAATGTCCTTCTTGGTGCTATCCACGATGTTGCTGAAGTTCTCCTTGCAGCACTTCATGCAGAGAACGCCACCATCTGACATGATGGCAGAGATCTCGTAGCCTCCTGGCCACGAGTACGGATGTCGAATAGCCTCTTTGAGTTGTTTGATCTTACTGGCCATGGATCACCCCTTCAGCTTCGTAGAGGTTGAATTCGCCGTATGGTCGACATGCCTCAGTGAGCTGTTGACCAACATCTCCAAGGCCTCGATCCCAGAACCCAGCGCCGTGCCTGTTCCTGGTCAGCCAAAAGTCATGCCCGCATTGCTCTGGGTCGAGACCCTTGAGGAGGTCCGCATTGGACTCAATGAAGTCTTTGCAGTCCGACCGCATTACCTCAAGGGTTTGCGGGTCGATGTCGTCAGGTGAGTACAGATCTAGCGGCTCGCAATTTTCGTCGACTGAAGACCACAAAGCGCATGCAATGTATGCACTCACGAATTGTTCGAGGTTCACGATACCACCTCCGCCAACGATACTGCGTAATCGCCCACCACAATGTGATCGAGGACGTTAATACCCAAGATTCGCCCAGCCTCTCGCAGGCGCTCGGTGATTTGGTGGTCCTGGGGGCTTGGCGTGGGATCTCCTGAGGGATGATTGTGGATGCACAAAATCGCCGAGGCCGCATCTGCAATTGCGGGCCTAAAGACTTCGCGGGGGTGAACTAAGCTCGCGTCCAACGTCCCGCGAGTGATGCGGACGACGCGACGAACGAAAAATTTCGTATCTAAAATCGCGATCAGGAATTCCTCCTGATCCAGCTTGTCGCTGAAATACTCGCCCAGGCAGTGCTTCGCCCAATGGCAAGCGGCGGCGGAAGACGTAATCCTTGCTGATTGGTAATGCGAGGATGTTTCGCCAACTTTCGCGAAACGTGTTTCAAAAATGGTTTTCACTGTCGATTCTCCTTGACCCTTGCGGGGTCAGCTAGAACTCTTTTGACCGAGACAACCTCGGTCTCTTTATTCACAATATCGGATCTCGGAGAGCAAGTCAATTAGGGTAATCCAAAATAATCCTATTTGACTGTTCGAAATAGAGGTTTTCGCAGGGGTTTTGCTGGTTTTTTTGCCAGGAAAGTTTTTTCGGAAAATTGACTGGGAATGCGGCGGGGAAGTCGCTGCAGGATCGAGGACCGCACCCGCAGAGTTTGCGTTCGGGACGAAATTTGGTAGGATCTTCGAAACGCGGGGAGTGTGGTTGCCCCCCACAGAAAAGCGTCCAAGGCGAAAGCACAGACCCAGGCAATCACCGACAGGACTGACCGAGCCAGTTCGCTTGCCCCCCTACAGCCCGCAGAGCCAACGGGGGGCGATAGGGTATAGATACCCTATGGATAGGGTATGGATAGGGTATCCAATACCTATCGAAACCCCAAAAACCCTGGGAAAACGCATGTTTTTACCAGTTTGGGGGGGAGGGGGGGGTATGCGCGCTGAAAGACCGAGGAACATGGACGACAACGAACAAACCGCCAACGAACCGCTGGTAGAACTGAAGTACCGCATCTACCGCCGACTCCTCGCTGAAGACCGCTGGTCCGAAGTTGTTGCCGCAAAGGACACGCTGATCCGCGAGGCGCGTGATGCCGGGTTAACCAAGGACGACGCTCAACGGCGCGCATACCTCGCGATCGACGAGATGTTCCCACCGCTACCATCAACAGTGACGGAAGCGACAGCGGCGCAACCGTGGGAAGAGCTTCCGCGACCGGATGGCGACGGGAATCGGACTGAGGGGGAACCGAGAGGGCAAACGCAGGGGGGTGCGGCTTCTCGCATGGACGGCGTTACCGACGGCAAGAGCGGATCCGGCGCTCGCGCGCGGGGTGACGCCGATTCCCAGGTTGTCGGCCTTGGCGATCTGCCGGAGATCTGGGGGAAGTTGCCCGCTAATGCTCCCCTCGCCGCTGAGATCCAGTGGGTGCAGGCCAATCGCCTCCAGTGCGTCACAGACGTTGGAGAGAGGTCGGTCGTCGATCTGTCCCGAGCGTTGACCCCGGCACCCTCTTACGCGGCGTTGGGCTGGTTGGAAACGAGCATCCGAGCCTACACCAAGTTCGTCGATGTCGCGGCCAAAGCCACAGCGAGCCTCGAAGACGAACGGGAGCACGTTCGCAGGGAACGGCTAGCCATCGATGACATCCGCAAACTCCTCGCGGAGATGGTCGAGGGGTGAGACTGCCACATTGCCATGCCTGCTAGGGTATACGCTTGATGAAGGGGGTTTTCTGCGGTGATTCCTGCGTGTTTTCCCTGTGTTTTCGAGCGCTGCGGACTGGAGACCCTATTTGACGTGTGTTTGTCGTTGAGATCGATGGCACCGACACTGGACCGCAAGGACGATCACAAGCATTGGACGCCGGAAAACGACCCAGACCCCCCACCCCGCTCGGCGGGACTCCCAGCGTATGCCCCTTCTCATTGCACACCCATTTTCGGTTGCTCTATCGGGTCCATGCTGATATGGTGATTTTATGCGGTTACCTGACGAAGATGTTGTGATATATCTTGGTGACAGTGAGTATTTTATTCCTGCTAGGTGGCGTGGTCGTCGTCGGATTGTATCGGAGTGTGGGTGGTGGATTGGTAAGATTAGTATTGTTCGGTTTCGGGGTTTGAGGTGGTTGGAGTGGATCAAGGTTTCTTCGTTGGTGTTTGACGAGGAGTGAGTTTGCTGGGTCGCTCCCAGATGAACTACGGAGATGCGGGGGAGCCGTAGAGAGATTGGAAGTCACTGGAAATGCTCATCGCTACCAGTGGTGGAAATAGCCCGCCCATTTTTTATTAGATGATCCGCAAAATTTGTTAGCATCCTGCCGGAAATTGATCCGTCTCCCCTGGGCGTCCGCTACCTCCTGCCGCGATGCCGTTTTTTGTTGCGTACAACATTCTTGTTGCGTTCTTGGGTCCATACTGGTAGATTGATCGAACGTTGGGTAGTGGTTTTCGATTATGCGTATGGAGGGTGGATCTATGCGATCTCTGTTAAGTGTCTTGTTGGTAGTGTTGTTTTCGTCGTTGTCGTATGGGCAGTATTCGTTAGGCGATCTGAATGCTGGTCCTTACGACGACAATTCGCTGAGTAATCCTTACGGTGCCGGAAGTCCTTACCGTCAAGATGGGCTGATGAATCCGTACAGCCGGTACGGGAGCCCGTACAGCGATTACTCTTGGACGAACCCGTATGCGACCAACCCGCCGAGGATTTACACTCGAAGCGGGCGGTATCTTGGTGAGTTGAGTTCTAATCCTTACGCGTCGGACTCGATTTCCAATCCTTATGGGCGGTATGGCTCTCCCTTTAGTTCTGACAGCATCAACAATCCGTACGGTTATGGGAGCCCGTATTCGACACAGCGGCTTTATGTCTGGCCGCGTAGAAGATAGGCTAGCGTGATGCTAAGATGTTTGTGCGGTCGATGGTGTTGCAACTCAAATTTCGCTTCATGCGGCGTAGTTGCTTTGGGTTAGACTCCTGAACGACCGATTTGGATTGTTTGATTTTTATCCAGTGCAAAAAGTAATTAAAGAGCGATGCAAATGGATGTTCGATCTCTTGCTGAGTGGCACAAGGTGCAGGCTTCACGCGCTGCTAATCGGTCCCAGGTGATTCACGGAAAAGTATGCACTAAGACAGAGTTTCATTTACAAGCGGCTGAGTTAGTAGAAACTCTTTCTGGCAGTGAGCGAGATCGGTCGTTGATTGCAGTCGAAAAAGACGTAAAGCAGCGGGCAGTTGAGTCATTGGAAAAATTGGCTAAGTCGCTAACTGTAGAAGCTCGCGAGTTAAGGCGGATGCTCGCTGACGAGGTTGGAGATGATTAGTAACTAATCTTTTAGTGCTACATCCTGCTCTAATTTCAAGTATCTGCCTACGGAGCTAAGGCTGATTCCCATTGCTCGAGCGATCTCTTCTTGCGTAAATCCTTTGTCGCGAAGCTTGAATACCTTTTTGAGATTGACACCCGCCTTGATAGCTCCTGGCTTCCTGCCTTTGTACACACCACGTTCTTTGGCGGCTTCGATGCCAGCAGTTTGGCGTTGCTTGATGTTTTGCTTTTCGATCTGAGCAAAAGTAAGAAACAAATTGGCAATAGCCTGCCCAATAAGCCCGCTAAGGTCGATAGGCTCAGTGACGGAGACGATCCGTACTTTTTTGTCGCACCACTCTCCTATCAGGTTGTAACCTTGCATTGCGTTTCTGGACAAGCGATCAAGTTTCCAAACGACAACGGTCTTGATGGTCCCGTTCCGAACGTCTCGTCGAAGCTGGTCAAGCTCCGGTCGATCCAACGTAGATCCATTGGCTTTGTCAACGTACCAATGAACGGATTTGTAGTCGATTCCGTTGGCAACGATCCATTTTTTCAACTCACGACGCTGACCATCTTCGTTCTGTTCTTCAGTGCTTACACGGACATACATGGCAATCGTCATCGCAAATCTCCTTGGCAAAAAGCAGAAAACAAGTCTCCTACTCCAAGGATAGCCCCCGTAACGCAATAAGTCAATTAGGGTGGGAGCGTATTTGATGTAATTTCGTTTTTGGGGCAATTTTGCTAGGCTGTGTTCGGTGTGCGTGGCAAATAACACTCAGATGAAGGGTTGGCCGGATGAAAGACAATAGATGTTGGCAAGGTTACGAGCCCGTAAAGGGCAAAAAGGCGTACAGTAAGGGGAGTTGCAAGAAGTCGAATCCCCAAAAGAAAACTCAACCGAAACCAAAACCGAAGAGCAAGTAAAATGACAAAGAGGAAGTACAAAACCCCTGCTTGGTCTCGAGCGGAAGGTCAAGATCCAGATGGTGGCTTGAACGCTAAGGGCAGGGCTTCGGCTAAAGCCGAAGGGTCAAATCTCAAACCACCCGTTTCGAAAGAGCAAGCGTTAAAATATCCGAAGTCTGCCGCTCGCAGAAAATCTTTCTGTGCTCGTAGCGCCGGTCAGATGAAAATGTGGCCGGAAGCGGCTAAAGACCCGAACAGCAGGCTCAGGAAAGCTCGAAGAAAGTGGGATTGTTGATGCGTCGAATCAATGTTGCTGCAGGAGAGAAATACGGGGAGTTGCGGGTGATTTGCGAAATTTCCTCGAATGGCAAGCGTAAATTCCAATGTAAATGTGACTGTGGCGCGAACGTGGAAGTTCGTCTTGATCATCTTCGCAGCGGACACACTTCAAGCTGCGGATCCTGCGGCATATCGTATGCTGGTAAACGCATGACCATCAAACAGTGGGCCGAGGCTTATGGACTTAATGAAAGCACTTTGAGGGCGAGACTGAAGGTTATGTCGATAGGAGAAGCGTTGGAGCGAAGTCTAAGAAATTGATATTTGCCAAGTTTGACTAAGTTGATTGTAATTTGCACAATCTTGGCATGAACACACCTTTTTACGATTTGGTTCCTCGCGGACTTGAGGAAAATCTACGCTGGCGCATTCGCTGCCGCGAAAGAGCATTGGTAGACGAGCAATTTCGAAACGCTTTAATACAAGCGTGCGAAAATGATGTTCTTTTCTTCTTTGCATTTGCTTTGTGGGTAGAAGAACCTCGCGAAAGAATTAAGTTGCGTCCGTTTGTGCCTTGGCCCCATCAAGATGCAGTTATCGTTGGCATGGATGAAACAATAACCGAAGGAATGAATGAAGGTCATCCTGTTTCCGCTACAGTGAAGAAGTCTCGAGCCCAAGGTGGAACGTACACCTATCTTGGTGTGCAAATTCGGCGTGCATTGTTTGAAAATGGTTTTTCGTCAGGATTGGTTTCTCGTAACGAAAAGATGATGGACTCTAAGGATCCATCGGCTGTCATGAACAAGTTGTCGTCGATGCTCGATAAGCTGCCAGTGTGGATGCTAGATAAGTACGATCGCAACATTACCGACCATACCATTCGATTGCCGAAGACAAACTCAATATGGGTTGGGTATTCAGCAACAGCAGACGTGGCGCGTGGTGGTAGAACCAGTATGTTCGCATTTGACGAAGTAGGCTCTGAAGAGTTCATTGCTGGTGGTGTTGACTACAAAATCATGAGCAGCGTGGCGCATGTCACGAATTGCGTATTTTTGTGCTCAACGTTTGGCGCCGACGCTGGCGTGTTCTACGAATCTGCGACCGATCCAGATAACCCTCGAGTCTATTCTTTGAATTGGAAAGACAATCCAGTTCATTCAAAGCTTGCTTACATCAAGCAAAATGGAATTGCCAAATCAGTCAGGCCCGAAGAGCAAGAAGCTGTCGATGAGTACATTAGTACCCATGCTCGCGAGTTGCGTGCTATCGAACGAAGAGGGCATGTGATTGAAGGGAGGTTCCGATCGCCTTGGTACGACTCCCATTGCCTCCTTCCAGGTGCTACACCTCGATTTATTGCGCGTGAACTTGACATGGATGCAAAGGGCGCAGCTAGCAAGTGCTTCCAACCTGCTTTGCTCGAACGAATGAAAAAAGAGCATTGCAAACGGCCTGTTTGGCAGGGCGTACCAGTAATCGACAAAGAGCGACCAGAAGTTGTGGGGTTGTCTCCAAGAGACGATGGGCCGTTGAGGTTGTGGTTTCGTCCTGGGATAGATTTCTCTCCTCCGCTCGGACCATATACAGCAGGTTGCGACGTTGCGTCGGGCGGTATGTCAGCAGTCGCAACGCCTTCCGTCATCTCCATGCTTGACAACAGCAGCGGAGAACAAGTGCTGGAATACGCAATCAAAGGAGTTGAGCCTCGGGCGTTTGCATTTACCGTGGTAGCGCTTTGCGTGTGGATGCGCAAAGCTTTGCTCGGCTGGGAAGACGCTGGCAACTCTGGAGGTTTTGCGGATGAAATAGCGAAACTCGGGTACTGGAATGTGTTTTATCGCACTTCTGAACAATTCGGATCTCAAACAAAAACTCGCAGAGTAGGTTGGCCAGTTCGCAGAGATTCCGACAAGGCAGACTTGTTTGATCGCATTTCAATGGCGATGGATGCCGGTTTATACATTCCGCGTTCTGAGGAAATGATTACGGAGTGCGGAGAGTATGAATGGGACGGCGACAAACTCTTGCATGTTCCGACAAAAAACAAAGGTGCTGGCAACAAAAACCATGCAGACAGAGCTATTTCGGCGGCTGGTTGCTGGTATATATTTTCATCAGAGCACGCAAATGATAAAGTTGACAGCGACACGGAAAACGGTCAGAATCCAGAATATGGAAGCTTTTTGTGGCGAGAGCGACAAGAGCGACGCGGCATTAACACGGGTAGTCCACGATATGGGATACGTGATGTGTTGCGTAGGTAAGATTCAAGGATAAAACCTGAAGGATTGGTGTAGGATGGTAGATGAGTTAAGCGAAAAGATTGATGTTGCAATTGCAAAGTTGGCTGACCAAGTTAAAGCTCAGCCAGATGCTCAGAAGGCACTGCACTTTTCTCAGTCTGCTCTAAATCTTGCTCAAACAAAGGCGGTTCTCGAAGGATCGAAATCGCCAGCGTCTAACAAGAAAACTGTTTGACACAGTGTCAATTTAGCTCTGGCTGGAGATAAAACCCAGTCGAAATAAGTTCGGAATAGCTCCGTAATCATTTCGGCTGTGGATGTTTGATTTAGATAACGACGAAAAACGAGCGAGACTTCTTAAAGCCATACGCTCATCGCGTGATGCGATGGAGCCGTTTCGTCGTGTTCGAAAAGAGCTTATCAAGGATTACGTTGGATCTTGGTACGCAGAATCAGGTGCGGAAAACAAAACGCTCGTAAACCTGATGAACCAGACGGCTCGCATCTACACTATTGCACTTGCCGCAAATAATCCGCAAGTTTTGGTTTCCACATCGCGAATGGAAACCTTGCCGTTCGCTGCTCGATTTGAGGTAAATCTCAATAAACTTATAAGCGATATGACGCTTGATAAGACAATTCGAGCAATTGTCATGGATGCGTTTTTCTGTCTTGGGTGCGGTGTTGTAATGATGAGAGACACCGACACTCGTTTTCATGGAATGCTTGAATCTGAAGAAGATGTTTGGTTGGACCCAGGCCAGCCTTGGTTTAACCGAGTTTCCATTGACGACCTGATTCTTGACATGCCAGCCAAAGAACTGACCAAGATGCGATATTGCGGTCACAGGTATCGTGCTGACTACGAAAAGGTCATGGACGAGCCAGGGTACGACAAGAAAGTCAAAGACAAATTAAAGCCAACAAATCGTCGGCATCAGGATTCTGTCGGCGCCGCACGGGATATTGCTTCAGATTGGGGAAGCGCGGAAGACGATGATTTGAAAGACATGATATGGATGATGGATGTTTGGATTGCAGAAAACAACTCCATCGCAACGTTTGCGGTTGATCAAGCAGATTTGCCTCCGCTTATCGAAAGAGAATGGATTGGATGTCAATCTGGTCCGTACAAGTTTCTTTCTCTTGGCGACACTCCAGACAATGTCATTCCAACATCGCCAGCTATTAACTTGAAGGGTATGCACGACCTGCAGAATAGGCTCCACCGTCGCATGGAGGATGATTCCGATGCTCATCGCGTGGTGAATGTATACCCTCCAGGCATGGAAGACGACGCAGAAAGACTCAGGACATCAGAAAGAAATGGATGGTACAGAGGTCGGAGCCCAGAGCAAATTAAGCAATTTCAAGTAGGCGGGATTGATCAAAGAGACATGGCTCTCGCGACATTCCTGCAAGCGGAATACGACCGATTTGCTGGAAATTTGCAAGCAATGGGTGGTCTTGGTCAGCAAGCGTCAACTCTTGGCCAAGAAGAGCTGATTCACGGAAACGTTTCCAAAAACGTTGCAGACATGCGAATGGCAGTTGTTTCGTTTGCTTCGGATGTTGTTTTGGATTTAGGGAGATTGATGTGGGAGGACTCAACGCTTGAACTCAAGACTGCTATGCCTGTTGAGAACAGTGGTATTAGCGTTAATTCAGACTGGACGCCAGATTATCGGGATGGAGAGTTTGAAGACTATGACTTTCGAGTCGAACCATATTCAATGGTCTTCAAAACGCCAGAACAAAAGCTTCAAGAGTTGTTCCAAGTCTTGCAACAAATCGCTCCGCTTTGGCCAATGTTCCAGGCGTCGGGAGCATCGATCGATGCCGAAGCCATCGTTGACGAAATTGCCAGACTGAAAAACAGGCCAGAGTTTAAGCGATTTATTACTTTTGCAGCACCTGCCGAAATGCTTGGTGGCGACCAGAACACTGTTAGGCAATCGCCAGTAACAACGAGAGAAACGATACGTCGCAACGTAAGTGCAGGTGGAACAGAGCAGGCGAGAAACAATGCTCTGATTCAGACTTTGATGGGCGGTAATCCGCAAATCAATTCGCAGCAAAGAGAATCAATGTTGCAAGGAACAGGTTGATGGGCGGAATAACCTACAAATACAACGGAAGAACTGTTTCTCACGAAGAGTTAGATCAGCTCGTTCCAAAGAAATCAGATTGGCTTGCTCGTCCAGCAATGGCTGCAAACACTTACGCAGAACACAATCCTTTAGTGTCTGAAGGTTGTGGTGTTATGAAATCACAAGTCACCGAAACTCGGGATCTAATTAGAAGACACAGAATACAAGGGGCTGCTGTTTTAGATAGCGGTCAAATTCGTTTTACAAGTCGCCGCGCACGTAATGAATTCTTGAAAATGCGTGGTCTTCACGATTTAGACGGAGGTTACGGAGATGCCTAGCGAAACAGTTGAAATGGAAAAACTGGACAGTGAAGGCTTGAAAGCTTATGCTGATGCGGTTGTTGAAGAGGTTGCTGCAGAACGTCGAGGCGAAGAAAAGCCAGACGTTGATGTTGCAAGCAACACAGAAACAACAAAAGAATTAAACGCCGAGAAGAAATCCGGCGAAAAAGCCGCTGAGGTTGAATCCGACAGCGATGATACCGGCGAAACTGTAAGTCTTCCTGAATGGGTTGATGACAAAGTCAAAGCCGAGATGACCGCGTACGGTATTGATGATTCCGAGTTGTCGGAGTTTGCCAGTCGCGATGAGTTGGAAAAGGTTTTGCGTTTTCTTGACAAGAAGGCGCTCGAAGCTGGCCGCAAGGCTATGGCTGAAAGCGAAAAAGAACCTGCTCGTAATGAGAAGGGTCAATTCTCCAAGAAACAAGATACCGAGGAAGAGGACGATCAAGATTCTGCTGTTAGCAAGTCGAGCGATCGGTACGAGGTTTCCTTAAGCAAGGATCTCTATGACGACGAGATTGTTGATGAGTTTTCGCGATTGCGAGACCATTATGAATCTCGACTAGAACGTCTGGAGTCGCAATTTGCTTATGTGAATGCCAAGTCTGAGGAAGAGCGGTTCGACAGCTATGTAGATTCTCTTGGTTACGCTGAATTGTTTGGCAAAACCGGGAAAGAATCTGAGCGGGAACTGGAACGCAGAAAAGACCTTCATGTGGCTGTTAAAGCTCAGATGATTGGTCTTGAGCGGTTGGGTCGTTCGACAGAACTCACGGACCAATTAGTCAGTCGAGTAGCCAACATGGTGTTCGCTGATGAGATTGGTAAGAAACGTCTCAAACAACAAACCCAGAGAATTTCAAGGCAAAGTCAAATGCGGTTGGGTGGAAGCCCTACTAAGCCGCAACCACCTCGCGACGATCCTCGCGAAGAGGCAGACCGACTTTACAAGGAACTCGAACGGTCTTAACACATAAGGAATTGGCCAAATGGCACTATCGATTGACCAGATTGATGACTTTGTCAACAGCATTCACCAGAAGTTTGCTGGAGAAGAACAGCTTGCAGCTCAGGACTTGTCCTTGCCGTTGCAGGAATACAAGTACGCATCGCGACTTTTCTCAGGGAACCTGAAGAAAGACACGATGAGTACATCGGAATGCCGATGGAAGGTGAAAGTCAATACCAACGACAACTTCCAGACGGTTGGTTTGTATCACCGAGACTCTTCGACTCGGGTCAATACGCTTGACCAAGGCGAGTTGAAGTGGGCGTTGACCACAAATAACTACCACTACGACATCGACGAAGAAATCTTCCGAACTGGTGGCCGTCAGATTTACGATTACATCGAGGACATGGAACGTGACCTGATGACATCGTTTTACACGGGCATGGAGGATTTGGTGTTTGGCCCCGGTCCCGTTGGACCAACGCAGTCTCCATTTTCGGTTGCGTCCCTGTTGTGGTGGATCACCGCAACAAATGACAGCGTTACCGAAAACAACGCTCCTGAAGGCTTTAACGGATTTGAGCCGGTTGGTTGGGGGGCTAATGGTGTTGGCGGTATCTCTTGTGCTACATATCCACAGTGGCGCAATCGAACCTTCCCGTACACAACGGTCAGCCGAAGCGACTTTGTTGAAAAGGTCATCAACTCGATGGACCTTTGCCAGTTTACTCCGCCTGTTCAGCGACCTGACATCGTTGACCAAAAGCGCAGCGATTGGGAGTTGTTGACGACTCACAGTGTGTTGGCGGCGGGTCGGCGTTTGCTCCAGCTCGGAAACGACAACATTGGCGACGACATGGCTGCTCGGAGCGGAACTGTTTTCGTCCGTGGTGTTCCCATGACCTGGGTTCCAGCTTGGACGAACTCTGGAAGCGTCAATGCCCGAACAGACGGAATCATTCTCGGTGTCAACTGGGCAACCTTCAAAGCGTACTATGCCGCTGGTCGGCAAATGCGCAAGCGAAAGGCATTCCAGCACCCAGAAATGAGCAACGTTCGCGTGCGTTGCATGGACGATTCGGTGCAGATGGTTTGCTTCAACCGTCGCGGAAACTTCCGTGGCTACAGCACTATCGCTGTAACAGAAACCGCTTAATGTCATTGCTGACATCGTGTCAGCAGCGACTTAATAAACGTCTCTGGCGGGCAGACGTTAAATTCGCCCGCCATTTTTTCATTGGGACAACGCCCACCCAAAGCTGGGACACTCCCGTTTTTAGTAAGGGTTTTATGATGCAGACGCATTTTGAAGAAATTTCGACGAGGCTTTTTTCGCCTAAGCTGTGGCGGGGGTTTCCTGCTCCTACGAACATGAATCCAACTGGTAGCTCTTATCAGGGCCCAAGCGGAAATCCTGTGTTTGGTTTTTTTGATGACTTCTTTTCGTTTCATGCCGCTACGCTCGATGGTCCGTACTTGACGCTTGTCACAGATGGTGGCATTGTCATTAATCAGATTGCGGACACTGACGAGCGTAAGGGCATTGTTGCCATCGACTCTGATGCAACTGGTGCGAACGACGAGGGTGTCATTCAGTGGGGGCGAGGAAGGTGCGCCCCATTTAAGTTGGCAAACAATGATCTTTGCTTTGAGGCTTGCTTGTCGGTCGATGTCATTACCGCTGATGACTATTCAATCGCAATTGGGCTAGCTGAGGCTGCTGACGGAGCATCTGCAGGATTATTTGCGGCTGCCGCTAATAATGTTTGTGCCTTGGCGGACACCAATTTTCTTGGGTTCGTCAAGCTGACTCCAGAGACCTCGGATTGGGATGGTGCATACAAGGCTAATGGTCAAACTTACCAGGACGGTGCAACCAAGACCAAGCTGAATGCGGTGGCAAAGTTCACAGCAAGCGGAACGACCTACAAGAAGCTCGGTTTCCGTTACAGGGCCGTTCCAAAGTCTCTGGAGTGGTACGTTGATGGTAATCTAGCAGGTACATCGTCGGCTCCTGCAAGATTGACTGCTTCTGAGATTGATGCGGCGACGTTCCCAGATAGCGTCTTTTTGGCTCCGATCATCGGGCTGAAGGTTGCTGTCGCTGCTTCTGTAGCAATCCAGATCAACATGGATTGGTGGGCTTGCGCTCAAATGGAATAGGTTTTGCTTTTTGTAGTTTTCGGGCGGGCAGATTCACGCTGCCCGCCCTGAACTCGGCTATTACGCTTTTCAAGTTTTTGCAAAAAGAGATTTGTATTATGCCAAGTTTCGTCAACGATCTTCTCAAGTCTCGTCGTTTTTGGGTCTCAGTTGGCGCTCTTGCTGCAGTAGTGCTCAAGGAGCGGCTGAACATACCGCTATCTGAAGAACAGATTACCGACATCGCGATCCTAATTGGATCGTGGATTGTTGGCGAGTCGCTGCGGTCCAGCTCGGCAAAGGCGTAGCGATGAGTGAGGATTTTTCTGTAAACGAAGAAGACCGAAAGAAACT